ATTGCAGATCGTTTATCACAGTCTGGTGTTATGACGGAAGATGTCTCAGGTCAGCAATTTTATAAGGCTTGCGGAGACTTTGCGGAAGGGCTCAACAACCATCGCGTAGTTCACAATGGGCAAGCAGAGCTGATCCAGCAGATGAATAACTGCGCAGCTAAAGTCAATGATTCTGCTTGGCGAATTATCAAGCGAAAGTCAGCAGGTGACATCTCAGCACCTATTGGGTTGGCGATGGTGGTTTCCAAGTTAATGCTTCCAGCACCTAAACCTCAGATCGTGAGTTAGACACACCCATAGCACATTGTGTAATATCTTGACAAATGCTATAGTATATGTCTATGGGTATATTTTCGCGTGGAACTTCACCTCAACCAAAAACTGACATTCTGGCGCAGTATGCCCCTACTATTATGGGCGAGAACATTAGTTCTCTTTATAACTATGTCATGCCTCGCATCACTCGCAATGAGGCAATGTCAGTTCCATCTGTAGCTCGATGCCGCAATCTCATTGCTGGAGTTATTGCAGATCTTGAACTAAATCTATATCGCAAATCAACTGGGGAAGAATTGGGAAACCCAGTATGGGTTGAACAGCCTTCAATCAACCAGCCACGCGAGACTACAATGGCTTGGACTGTTGATTCGCTAATCATGTATGGCGAAGCTTATTGGGAAGTTACAGAAGTTTATGCAGAAGATGGACGCCCATCTCGCTTCGAGTGGATTCCAAATGTCAAGGTAACTTTTGATACAGATTTATATGGCACTAAAGTTCAGACTTACTATGTCAATGGTGTTGCTCGTCCTCAATGGGGCGTAGGTTCAATCATTACATTTCAAGGATTCGATGAAGGAATCTTAGCGCGTGGTTCTGACACAATCAAAGCAGCAATCGATCTTCGTAAAGCTGCTGTAGTTGCTGCATCTACTCCGATGCCTTCTGGAGTTATTAAGAACTCTGGAGCAGACCTAGATCCTAAAGAAGTTCAAGGCTTATTAGCCGCGTGGAAGTCTGCTCGCCAGAATCGCTCTACTGCTTACCTCACATCTACTCTTGAATATCAACCTGCATCATTCTCACCTAAAGACATGATGTATGACGAAGCGCAACAGTTCCTAGCAACTGAAATTGCTCGCTTGATGAATGTTCCTGCTTATTACATTTCAGCAGACATGAATAACTCTATGACTTATGCGAATGTATTAGATGAGCGCAAGCAATTCTATGCAATGAGCCTTGTTCCTTACATCAACGCGATCCAAGCACGCCTTTCAATGGATGACATTACTGCTAGAGGTAACGCGGTTCGCTTTGATGTTGATCACTCATTCTTGGCTCAAGATCCAATGCAGCGACTAATGGTCACAGAGAAATTGCTTGCACTTGGGCTAATCACAACTGAACAAGCAATGCAGATGGAAGATCTATCTCCTAACGGAAGCAATGGTATGGACTAATGGAAAAAACACTTCTAACCTTTTCAGCAGATTTAACTGCATCTCAGGAAGAGCGAACAATCTCAGGAAAGATTGCTCCACTTGGATCAGAAGTAGGCAACACCTCAGCAGGTAAGGTCATCTTTGAAAAGGGATCTATTCTTGCTGCTGAAGGTAAGACGATCAAGTTGCTATCACAGCATGATGTCAAGAAGCCAATCGGCTCTATGAAGTCAATGCATGAAACAGAAGATGGCTTGTATGCCTCTTTCAAGATTTCAGCTTCACAACGCGGAACAGATGCACTCATTCTTGCAAGCGAAGGACTAGAGAGCGGTCTATCTGTAGGAGTTGAAGTTGTCAAATCCTCAATGAAGTCTGGAGTTATGCATGTTACTGCTGCTCGACTTTTTGAGGTCTCTCTAGTTACTGAGCCAGCATTCAAGTCTGCTCAGGTTACAGATATTGCTGCTGCTGAAGAAACTGAAGCGGTAGTAGAAGAAACCCAACCAACAGAAAGCGAGACAGCTGTGGAGAATACTCCAGAGACAGTTGCAGCACCAGTAGAGGCAGCAGCGGTTGAAGCTGCTCGTCCAACTGTGACTGTAACAAATGTACGCGAGCGCGTAGCTCCAATCACATCATCAGAGTACCTAGGTGCTCACCTAAAGGCAGCAATGGGAGACGACTCAGCTCGCCGCACCATTCTTGCAGCAGATGATTCAACATCAACAAACACAGGTCTGACACTACCTCAGCACCTACAACAGTTCACCACAACAACATTCACAGGCCGTCCAGCGTTCGAAGCAGTAACTCGCAACGCATTGCCTGATTCAGGAATGTCATTCACAATTCCTAAGTTGGGAACTGCTCCAACAGTTGCAGATGCAGACGAAGCAGCATCTATCTCAACAACAGGCATGACTTCAACATACGACACAGTAACTGTAAACAAGTTCGCCGGACGCAACGTGATCACGTGGGAGTTAATTGACAGAAGTTCTCCTGCATTCATGGACTTGCTTATGACTGAAATTCGCAAGGCATATGAGAAGGCAACAGACGAGGCTCTTATCGCAGCGTTTACTGCTTCAGGTGTACAGGCAACAGGCGTAGCAGCAACAGCAGCTGGTCTACAGTCATACATCTCAACACAGTCAGCAGCAGCTTACAAGGGTACTGGTGGAGATCGTGCTAACAAGCTCGTTGCTTCAACAGACCAATGGGCAGCAATCACAGGTTACGCAGACTCAACAGGACGCAGCCTATACAACGCTCAAGGTCCTTCATACAATGCTTCAGGTGCAGTTTCATCTTACGCAACAATGGGCAATGTATTGGGTGCAGACCTAATCGTTGATCACAACATTGCAGTTTCAGGAATCGTTGATGAGTCAGCATTCCTAGTTGCTCCAGAATCAGCATATGTCTGGGAGTCACCAACTACTAACCTTCGCGTAAATGTTCTATCAACAGGCGAACTAGAAGTTGTCCTTTACGGATACCTAGCAATCGGCATCCTAAAGGGTGGCGCGGGCGTACGCCGCTTCAACCTAGCGTAATAGGTTACTAAGTCGCTCTAGGGGGTCAGTAGCCCTCTGATCCCCTAGAGTCTTTAGAAAGGAATCGCATGTCTCTTACAACAGTTGCAGAGCTTCGCTCTACACTAGGTGTTGGCACTTTGTATCCAGACGCGACCCTTCAGGAAGTGTGCGACGCTACAGATGCAGTCCTACTTCCAATGCTATGGACTAACTCACTTAACAATGTTGCTCATAGCAATACAACCTCTACAGGCACTCTTTACTTTGACGAATATGTCCAAGATGTTTTCTATGTAGGTCAGACAGTTGTAATTACTGGCAATGGATCTAAGCACAATGGATCAAAGACTATTACAGGTGTTGGAGTTTCATCTATCACCTACGCAATTACAGGCAATAACAATACGGCTGCTCCATACCATCCAGTCAATCCGCTAGGCACAGTAGCGGCTGAGACTTATGTTGATTGGTCTACAGATGCAGCAATTCAGAATGCGGCTTTAATGATATCTGTTGAGATCTGGCAAGCGCGTACTGCAACCCTTTCGGGCAGTAACCTTGTCGATTTCCAGCCAAGCCCTTACCGAATGAGCGCACAGCTTCTCGCTAAGGTGCGAGGTTTAATCGCGCATGCACTAAGCCCTAATTCCATGGTGGGCTAATGACAGCAGCCATCACCACACTTCGCACAACGCTAGCAACTGCCCTTGTTGATAATTCCAAATGGCAGACCTTTGCCTTTCCACCTGCAACAGTCCTTGCTAACTCTGTAATCGTGTCTCCAGATGATCCATATCTGACACCCAATAACAATCAACATATTTCAATTAACCCTACTGCTAATTTCAAAATTGTAATGACTGTGCCTTTATTCGATAATGAAGGCAATCTTAATGGGATCGAAGATACTGTAGTAGGTGTGTTTACCAAGCTCTATAACAGCGGCTTGACCTATAATGTAAGCGCAATCAGCGCACCAAGTGTTCTCAATGCTGCTTCGGGTGACCTACTCAGCTGCGAGATGTCCGTAAATATCCTAACGAGTTGGAGTTAATTATGTCCGAGTGGGAAAAAGAAAACGAAGCCTTCCTGATCAAAATCGGGCAGGTAGCACCAACACCATCAAAGCCAGTAACTACTAAGAAAGACGAGGAATAATCTCATGGCTGTATTTCTAAATAACAATGTAGGTGTGAAGATTAACTCTGTCGATCTTTCAGACCATGTCACAGCAGTAACAATTAACC